TTGGCTCGCCTTTGTGAAAATCATAATGAAGGAGAAGTTGATATTGCTTCTCGAATTTCTTGCCGCAGTTGTAGCATTCGTATTTCATTATGCACCAACCTTTACAGGATAGTCGCGTTCGAATTGCGCTTTGCGTTCTGCTAACTGCTTTTTAATGTCAGCGATTAGTTCGGCGGTTGATACACCATCAAAATTTGTAGCCATTTTAATGCCTTCCGTTTGGGGGCTTGTTGCCCTGTTAATGCATAATCTAAAGTGACCTTCGATAGATTACAAGCGAAACGCCGGATTTTGACGAATTATTTTTTTCTTTGACCAGTCATCGCCCAACCGCTAAATCATCGAGCGACACGCCCAATTCGACTGCCCGCTCCTTGAGATAGTCCGCGATGGCATCCAGAACCTGACCATCCGTCAGGGAGTCCGGACTGTTGTAGAGAATCTCCGTCAGATCCCGTATGAGCATCGTTTCCATCATTCCCCACTTTCCCTAACTAGAGAAACCTTTGTGACTCGAACGAAATCGAGTTGATCCTTTACCCACAAGTGAACCTGATCCCAGATCCAGTCGCGTTGTAGATCTTGTTTGTGCCGAGTGCGGAGGATCTCAGGATTGCTACTATCGCCCAATCCTCGCCAGATATTTGTGTGAGCCGTATCGATATCGACTTCAATCGTGACAAGTGCTTTAGTCATTACGCCACCGCCTTCTCTTGAGCGGGAAAAATGTATGACATACGATTTACGATCTGGCATCCATACATCCGAGGCATTCCGTACCAAGATCCGTGTGCGTAAAGTCCGGTTTCTGCGAGTTCGTAACTTTCATTGTCCTCGTACTTCATTCCGGAGATTTCTTCGAACTTAGCAATCAGTTCTGCCTTGTATTCCGCAGACATATCGCGATTTGTGAAAACGAAATCCGCTCCGTAGTGAACCTCAACTGGAAGTGTTGAACCTTCGAGAATCACGAACGAATTCTTGTAATCCTTCATATCTGTCATGCCATCAAACGATGCACCCTCGAAACGCTTTGCAATAGCATCCACTTCGTTTTGCATCGGTCCATCGAACCAAGAAATGTTGATTGAAGATCCACCAGAATATGAATTCGAGCGTACAGAAAACTTAGTTGCAGGAAAATAGTGCTTGAGTTCCTTACGAATCAACTTCGCGGTGTCGGTTGTTGAGATTCGTGTAACTTGCATTTGCTTGCCTTCTTTCTCTTGGGGGCTTTCTGCCCTGTTAAGAGAAATCTAAAGTGTTGCCCGATAGATTACAAGCGACACGCCACTATTTCTGAAAAATCTTTATGTCCGCCCCCGGACTGTCCGAATAGACTTTTTCCGCCTTAATGTCTATCACCTGAGAATCATCTTGGTAGCCGATCCCAGTCAGGGCATCCAGTACCCCTCGAATATATTTGTCGAGATCCGGAGCGACTGTTGGGTAATCCCGTTTGACTGTTTTTGGTCGCTTGACCCGAAATACAATCTCGATCCCGATTGCCCCATCGACAGGCTTTGCCCCAGCGAACCTCGCCGATAAGGCAACCGTGGAACGCCACACCGCAAGGGCAGAACCTTGCGAGTGAAGTATGTGTCCGTTGATGACCTTCATCGAGCCTTGTGGCACGGGTGTGCCCTCGCAACTAAAAGAGATCATCCGAGGAATACTAGCGGACTAATGCAACGGAGTCGTTGATGACCTTATGCACTACCTTTTCGCCAGCGGTCAGATAGAAGTCGTAAGTGCCCGTATGATCCGGACCTTCGATATCTTTGACGATCATAGATTCCCCATTGACGGAAACCACATCGCCGAACTGAACTTTGTCTGGTGTAACGATAGTCATAACTTCCCCTCTCGGTTCGTAATGCTTACGATAATGGTAACAGATTACTTACGGATTGCGCCGGATTCCATCCAAGATCGCCTTAACGGAATCGGGGATTGGAGCCGCTTCTGGGAACTCGTCGGGGTTGAACTTAGGTGGAACTATGGTCGGGGTGCTTTCGATCGCTCTAAACCCGTTCTGAACCTTTTTTTGCGGTAGCGGGGAATCCAGCCAACGATCGCCATTCAACCAAGTCGAAGGATGAGCAGTAAAGGCAGGATCTCGGTTTGGATCCTCCGCGTATCTCTTAGCCCCTTCGATAATCACTTCTGCGGTTCCACGCTTAATTGCTTTCAACCAAGAACGCATCGCAGTAGCCTTGCCGACCTTGATCGGATAAACATTCCAAAATATGTCGAACGAGATAGATTCTTTATCTTTATCTTTATCTTTATCTTTATCTTTATGGTTCAACGCTCGTTCAACGCCCGTTGGATTTTCGTTCAACGCTCTTGCCATCGCAGACTTGCGACCAGCATTTGAAGATTGTTCGGACTTCTCACGAACTTTTGCCAGATCATTTTCGACCCGTGCGTGAGTCCAGACATCCCCATCGATCCAGAAAAACTCGGCAAGGATTTCCTTATTATCCTCCCATTCTTCGGGACTCATACGAGCAACATACGCAAGTCGATCACCGGTGTTGTCTAACGGCTTGCCTCGTTGCCAGTAGTTCATAAGTAGCAGGAGATACGCACCATTTTGTGCGGCGTTTAGATGAGCGGTATCCGCAAGATAGTCGCTCACATATAGTTGCATGTACGGCAACGAACTCATTTTTTCCCAATCGCTTGAAGGATCATTTCCTTGCTAATTCCGTGTTGCTCAAAATCCTTAATCACTTTATGCCTTACTGCGGATTTCTTGTTAGTCAGTAACGACTGCCTTTCTTCGGTAGTCATTCCACCCCACACTCCGTAATTTTCGTGATGTGTTGCATACCCTAAGCATTGAGCCCAGATAGGGCAAGGCGCACAGATCGATCGAAATAAATCGAAGTTAATGAGTTTTGCATTGCCTCGCTCCTCCACTCGGTAAAAAAAGTTAAGTGGCAGATCCATACAGGCGGCTCGATCCCAGTCGACATCCTGATAATCGGGATTTTCGTAACTGGAAACGAGAGCATCTAGTTGATCGCGGTTGTAAAAACCATCATCGAATCGGTGAATCTCGTACTTCTCAATCCAACGAAAGATCGTTCTCTGGGTAACCCCATAACGAATCGTTGCGGCTTTGACCGAGATCTTTTTTACTTCGCTTTCGACGGGCATCCATTTACTCCTGTCGCATCGTAGTAAGAGCAATATGATCTGCAGAAATAGAGATCTTTTTCTGGCTCCGGCACTTCACCATTTGCCACCATCTCGTTAATTTCTGCGATCCAATCAAGCCCTTGTTGTGCCATCTCAGGATCGTACGGCTCGGTGTGTTCTCTTACATCCTCAGACTCACCATCGCGAGAGATTGCTACCAGCGAAACTGTTTCTACTGGGTAGCCATTCTGACTGACGAGGTATCCATAGAGTTGCACCTGCATTCGTTGTTGCAACGAAGGGAAGTAACGGAGTGATTTCTTTTTAGTAGTTTTCCAGTCCACGATTTGCTTGCGATCTTTAATATAAAGATCCACATGACCTCTCAACCCATCGACCTTGAACTCCTGCTCGATCATAAAATTATCGCCGAACGGATCCTCGCGCTTAATAGCCTCGGCAATTCCGGAGTGAATAAAGGTTCCCATAATCGCGGCAAGTTTGTCCGTTGGGTTAATCTTTGGTGCTTGCGTAAGATTGTAAAAAACCCTGCGCTTGCAGTCACCTACTGATGACGGACCAATATCAACCTGTAGCGACCTGTCGCGTTGCTCATCGTGTCCGGCTAATGCGCCGATCAACATTTTCTTGATTTCCACTTTTAGAGTTCCATTCCAGTACGAACCGAAGTTCCGATTGAGCGAGCAATATCCACCTGAACACGAAGGCGAGCCACATTTGCGCGGTTAGCCTTCACAATCGCTTCATCCATCGCAACGATCTTGTGCATTTCAGCATTCTGTACGAGTGCCATATCTTCGCGTTCGCCGACTGTGTAATTCTTTCCAGTCGGAGATGACTTCTGCGAAAGTTCAAGGCGGGTTCGAGCCATAGCGATTTCGTAATCTGCTTTGTGTTGCTGATAAAGCGACTCAGTATCCACTAGGTCATCGTGCGCTTCGTCAATTAGTTTGCTGAGATCCTTTAAGCGCGCCTCGACTTGCATAGGAGTTACGACACTCATTTATTCTCACCCAATACGATCTGCGCGCACATATCTTGAACCTGTAGCGCAACATTTTCTATGCCACTCTTAACGATCTGCTTTTTATTTGTAGTGAAATCGAGAGCGCATATCTGATCGTAAATATCGAGTCGAACTTCTGCCTCGAGTCGAGCCATCATCTTTGTCAGTTGCTCGGCAAGTTTTTCATCGGTATCGGCATTAAGGATAAGTTTGCCATTTTTGATTTCCCAATGATTTTTATTGCAAAAGAGTTTCATAGCATCATTCCATTCTCGGCATATCGCCATACGATGCATTGGTTTCCCTTTGCATTAGGTCGTGTGATTCCTGAGTCGATAATAAATCCATCCGTAACCAACGAGCCACGAATAGGTCGTACAGTATTTCCGTCGAGGTGTAGATACTTCTCAATTTCTTGATCGGTTAGTCCGCTCATTTCTCTGTTGATAAAAAGTTCGTACACCTTTCGGCGAAGCGTTCCGATCTTTGGCTCAATCTTTGCTCGAGCATCTATTGAAGTCTGCTTCACGATAACTCCTGCACTCTCTTATTGAGCGCATCCTTAATTGTCGTGCCTCGAACTTTTGAATCCAAAAAATCCTTTTCGTCTGCCCAGATCTTGCGCAGAGCATCCACTTCATTTGTTTCTTGGATGATGTCGAGGATCTTTTCCAGTCTTTCAAGTTCCTCTGGTGTAAGAGTTCTTACGGCATAAAGCGGTGTCTTGCGTGTGTTATTTTCATAACGCTCGACCTTTTCCATTTCCTCACGAGATGGTCGTTTATTTCCAGAGAAGATGAAGTTAGCCAAAGCACGACCAATCGCAGAAGTTTCGCAGACTTCAAGCGCAGAAGTTTTTGTGACCATAGACGAGCCGACAATTTCCTCAGCCATTCCACTTGTCACGGAGCGATCATCTTCGCGGTCTGTATAAACCCACGCTTGCACAATGAATCGAGATCCATCGTTGTGCATAATCTGAGTGTGAATACGCCCGTTCGGAAATTGCTCCCAGAACTTTTTAATACGGGATTCGACCGTGTCGTAATCCTCTAAGTTAAAACGACCTGCCATTTTATTTGCCTTCCGTTAGTTGTTGGTTATTACGCTACGATTAAAATTGCTTGAAACTTGCGTTGCAGGATTCGCGCGGCATATTCACGAGCGATTCGGTTTGCTTCTTTTTTATTATCTGCCCACACCATCATGTTGTTACTTTTTGAGAAGTCATTACTAAAGAAAACTTCATACTGACGGCGAGCAATTTGAGAGTCACTAAACGATGCAATTAAATCTGCATCAGTTAAAAGATAATTTGTAGGTATAGCCATTTTATGCACCTGCCTTTTTAGAAAGTAGGTTTGGCTCAATTTTCTTTGCACACTCGCTACCGATCTCCCAATATCCTTGAGATTCAGAATCTTCGGCACCAATAGGGAGAAGCGTTCCATCGATTGAAAGATGAACGAAGTAAGGATTCTTGCCAAGTTTGCGACCACACATATTGCAAGAGTTCATCGCACCACTATTGAACCAACCAATGTGTGCGCCTTCTGTAAGTTTTGTTGTGGTGATCACTTTTATGCCTCCAATCGTGAAACGGAGACTACATTTGCATTTTGGAAACGAACGCCATATTCACGAGCGAATTTTGTTGCTTCAACTTTGTTATCGGCTTGCACAACTTTGACTGCAAGATGCTCGCGTGAGTATTTATCTTGAAAAATTACTTCGTACTTATATTTCATACCGCAATTCATATTGCCGAACAAGGCAATTAGTTCTGCATCTGTTACTGGGTAGAAAGTAGTGCTCATTTTTACTGCCTTTCGTTTGGGATCCGTTCTCTCGGATCTGATAGGCATAATCTATATCGAGGATCCCGACCTGTCTAGTACCCCCAAAGCGACACGCCAGACCAATTTATGCGAGGATTGACCTATGATTCGAGTCCAGATTAGCCTGTGGAGCCTAGCCGTCATGGTCGAGGCTGACATCAAGTACCCAGACCAGATCGACGATGTGGTCAATCGAGCCAGCACTCTATTCGTGACAGGCTTGATGGCGGCTAAGAATCAAGAAATCGACATCACCGCTCACGGCTTGCCACTTGATATTGACGATCTTGACGAGGATTAAGCGAACTGGGTAAAAGTCCGGATCTCTCCGCCAGAAAAATTGTCGCACTCAATAGCGGCGGATATGGCTTTCCTAGTCAGTAGATCAGCCTCTCGCCAAGTAGCAACATTTTCCCCACCGAGAGCAACCAAAGCCCCGAGAGCATAATCGCCACCACTACCTGCACGATATAAACGGCTGATAGAAGTTTCCCAAGAATAATCGTCTGCGATCTTAAATATGCGACCCTTAACGGCAACCAGTAAATCGTTATCGTGCCGTACAGTTTCGTCCTCTTTTTTCCACTCCGCACCGGACTCGATTAGTTTCTTACGAAGTGCAGGAATGAAAAGTCGCGTCATATAACTCTCGGGCGTTCCACGATAACGCGGGGCAGTCCATCCATATTCGAGAATGTTGAGTCCTCTTACCGCACCTGATCCAGCAATTAGAACCGGACCATTGGCAAAGATTTTTGAGTCGCGCATATAAATATACGAACCATCGATGTCGCTTGCTTTCGAGTCAGCACCTAACACGCACCAACCATCACCCTGAACACCGACGAGCGTAGTCATTAGTCAAGCCATACCTTGTAAGCGGCAGTCACTCTGCCTTTGGCGGGATCAACGAAATGCAATCGTTGTGATGGTGTTGCGCTGGCTGCCAACATAACTCCCGCGTAACGATTGTCACTTTCCGTGCTCCCCGTTTGATAGACCGAGCCTTGACCATTTGCCATTGCCCACTCTGCGTGAGTGTGATAGTGACCGATGTACACATCTCTGAATTCCCACGGATACGATCCTGACCTCCATCTATTTGCGTGTTGCACAATGGCACCGGGGCTTGCGAATCCATTACGACCAACCTCATCTCCGTGAATTAAAAGTGCACGATAGTTGCCAATCTCAACGCGCTGAATATCCTCTGGGCATTCCTGCCAAGTTAAACGCTTTTCTCCTGCGAGAAGTTGTCGTGCCAATTCGTAACACATTCGGTCGAAGTTATCAGAGCGAGGCACATTGTCGCGCTTCGATCCAATACGCCCGTGATTTCCCCATTCCGGTACGACAGTCACTTTAGAATAATTAGCGAGCGCATAACGCACAACATCAACGCAAAGTTTGCTGACATTTACATATTGCTCGAATAAAGTTGAGTCGATCTCGAAAGCCTGTGACGGGAAGTTAAAAAGTCCTTCGACCATATCTCCGCCGAACATAATCACGCACTCATTTACAGGATGATCCGCTCGCATAATGTCGGTGATCGCAACTGCTTTCTCGGCGAACTGCATCACACGCTTGGACATAATTTCGGAGTTGTACGAAGTAGTTTTTTTAGCACCCTGCCAGTCGGTCATATGCCAGAGCGCGACCTCAGTTTTTTTCTTTCCTTTTGGTAGAGGTCGTTCTGGTACTGGTTTAATCTCACCCAATCCCAAAACTGCATCGTACGCGGCTTGGTGCGTGACTTGAACCAGTTGTTCGGTGCGATCTTTTGCTTGTAAGAGTTGTTTTTGCACACGCATAAGTGCTTTACGAAGTTCGACAACATCTTTCGACTCGATCCCTTCCGGTAACTCATTCAAGCGATCGGCGAGGCTCATTCGATCCCCATAATTGTTTTGCCGTGTTTTGTATAGCCCTCTTTATCGAGCCACGAATCATCCTTGTACGGGTTATGAAAAAGGCGAACAGATTTCAGCGCATCCATCATTAACGCAACTTGATACGCAGGAATGTCATCCTCTAATTTAAGAAAGCCAGCCCACACGCGACCAATAGCGGTGAACTCAGTAAACGCATCTCCGTATTCACCGAGGCGTTCGGCAAGGATTTCCTCTACTCGGTTGCGGGGCATTTGCACTTTCCGTTTCTGTGATTCTGGAAAGTTGCCTCGGCTATTTGATAACCCTCAGAACGAAGTGCCGCGACCAAAGTTGTTGTTGGTAAACCTTTAGCGATGGATTCAAGTAAGACAGTCCGGTCATTAGGTTTCAACATTTCAATGATTATCGCCAGCGTACATTTGTTTTCTGATTTGAATGTGTGTTTTTCAATGGAATCGGCTAGTGCCATAGTTTGCCCCCTTTAGGGAGAAGCGTACCGAGAAAAATCTGGAGAAGCGAATAGACACGCCCAACGAAAAGAGCCGCGGCAAGTGATTTTTAGGGTCACAAGAGGCGGCTCTCCGTTTGCATTCTTGATAGCACTCTCGAATGCGATTATTTAGTTGTGTTTGTCTTTCACGCCCTTAGACCATTTAGCCTAAGAATCTCAGCCTACAACAAGGCAACCAATGCAAGCAACAACACGCCGAGGAAAACCCAGAAATAAATCATTGGACATTGTTCACATACGGGGTAACGATGTGGGATTCAGGCTGGACATTAGGGCTGGATACGGGATTATGCGGAACTGAACTGCCAGCCAAAGCCGCACCTGCGGCAACAATCAGGTGGTGAGCATCTAGGGCATAGTTGCAGTTTGCCCACGCCGCCATAAAGCCGGCACTCCCCAAAGCAATCGCCTTCGGGTTAGTTATCGGTACGCGAATCATTGGATCCCCTTTGCGAGTAAGGCGTAGGTCACTTGGTCGATTTTTCCCGTCACCGGTAACCCCACTTTCTTTTGATACAACTTAATAGCGGCAAGATCGGCGGCGGTGAAAGTCGAGTTTTGGGCTACAGCAGGAATCAAGCCAGCATTGAATAGAGCCTTCTCAACTAATAACTCGGCGGCAGTTTTCTTGCCCACTACCAGATCCGATGCCTTAAAAGCGGGCGCAGATGCCACTACGAGCGGTTTTGTTGTGGCGGGTGTAGCAGTTTGGTGCATAGCCACTCCACCAGCCCCTAAGGCGGTTACGGCGGCGGTTCCGGCGGCTAAAGGCTTGTTAGTGCCTAGAGAGGTGGTTGGCTTGAGATCCGCTTCGTAGTCAGGGCGCACAATCGCCAGCACATACAGATACGCTCTGTGCCGTAGATAAACTCCGTGTCCGTCATACTGCGAGGCATCGGTCATATGCTCTGGACCAGTATTGCCACCGATCGTTGTAATTCCATCTCGGGAAGCATTTACCACGATCTCAACATGGTCGGCGATTCCATTGCCAGCCCACGAAAAGAAAACAAGATCACCGGGCTTGCCAGAGTATTTATCGACTACGCCTTTGCGTTGCTGAAACCAAGCCAGACCAGATGGGCAATACGAGAACCCTTTAGGAGTTTGAGCGGCTACTAGGTGTGAAAGATTATTTTGCGCGAACACCCACGAAACGAACATTGCACACCACGGCTCGTTAGGAACTCCATACCATTCGCCGTAAGGATTGGCGTCGGTCGTGCCACCATAAAAACCGACCTGCTTTTGAGCGGTTGTTACGATGTCGAGAGCGTTAGCCATCTTCTAATTGTACCGAAATACGAAAACCCACCTATCCCGTAAGGGAAAACCTCTTGGGAGGCATTATCGGCGGGTTTCGCTTAGTAAAGGCTACTTGGCAGATTCAGCCTCTACAACTTTATTAGCATCTGCAAGTGCGGTAGTAACGGCTTGCGTTACTAATGGAGCAGGTGCCCCAGTTTCCTTTGTAATCTTATTTACAAGTGAATTTGGATTTACGCGAGCCAAAAGCGGGGCAAGTAATCCACCTACGAGTGCCTCGGTAATGATCTTGCTTACTGATGCGTTGTGATCGAGTTGGTACGCGCCGTATCCAGCGGCAACGATGCCGTACGCATAATGCTCGAGTAATGCTTTTTCCTTAGCCGTTATCTTGAGATTTAGTTTTGCCATCTTTTTCTCTCTTTCCTATTAGGTTGCGAACATATTTTTCTGCTTCGAAATCACTAGCCGAAGCGTGGTGGATTCCGCCGACTCCCCTATGGTGTTTTTCGCAGAGCCATAAAAGATTCGCTCCTGATTCTACCCACTTGCCAACCTCATCGGGATTGCTGACACCCGGATAGTCAGTTTCGAGCCATTTAAGATCGACCCCATTTTGCAGGGAGAACTCAATATGAGCGTGGTGTAGTTCTAGTCCGCCAGCACATTCCGAGAAGTCGTTTCTATGATCTCCGATTGCGCACTTAGCCGTATCTTTTGTGGCGCGGCGGTAAGCGTTAAAATCTTTGTAGTGCGGATCTTTTTCCCGAGGTTCGTGCGGTGGGTAATGCACCACATAATTATTTGTAATGCCTTGATCGTGAGCATTCATTAGATATCGAGTTTGGTTTTGATTACGGCTTGATTGACCTGCAATTCGTGCAGGGCGACATCTTGGCGGTTGAGTTGATCCTTAATAGATCCCCCACCATTTTCGTACATCTGATATTCAATCTTGTCGAGTCGCTTATCCATCTTGTTGAACTTTTTGTTAATCCAGAAAATCGGTGCTCCAATAATAATTACGCTCTCAAGAAATGCCCAGACTGCGTTGGTTATCGTGTTAGCGTTATTCCAGAACATATTTGCACCTTACGGATGAATGGTTAGACGAGGGTAATAGTTCTAATTGTACCAACGCTATCGACAATTTTTAGAGTGTTAGTTGTCGAGTTAAGCCACATATCACCTTTGCGAGTATTAGTCGGATCAGTAGCAACCACCGGAACTGTAAAACGACCAGCAGTTTCCAATTTGTTTATGCGGTTATCGAGGCTAGTAAAAAGATCACGCAGAGCAGGTGGAAAATTAACATATGGCATTAATTACCTCAGTTCGTTGTCGAAGTCAGGGTCAAGGTTACGCGCTCCGGACCTTTTTCGCCCGGGCTTACATTGAGTCCGATGATGCGGTAATTGCCATCGAACTCGTTTGGATAGAACGGATCGGTAATAACAACGCGGGCTTGATCTCCGAGATTGTAAGTACCAAAGATCGGATCAACGAAAGGCGGCGCAACGATCTGCAAAGTTTGCGGTGGATAAGAGGCGGCTAGGGCTTGACCATTAGCCAGACCAAGCAAAAGCGTGGAGTCGGTGATGTTAGAGTAATTGGTGGAATCCTCTAGGAGTGGCCATCCGTTAGCAGTCTTGGTGGCATCTGTTCCCGTAGCAATCAGTTTCGCCTCGTTAGAACCCGCACCCGTGGCGTAAACAGTATTGACGGCTTTAGTTCCATCCTCGGTGTATTTATACTGAACGATATTTCCGGCTGGCAAAATAAAGGTTGGCACAGTAGCCGAAGTTGCGGAGTAGGTATTACCTAGTCGTGGGTAGCCAAGTTGAAGGGTTTTTGTAGGGTTTCCATCGCCATCGTAAGCAACTTTGATGTTGAAATCGAACCCGTTGTTGTTTTTAGCCAGATCAGAAAGCGCATTGAAATAAGTCTTGAACTCGTAGGAGTAATAGACCTGCGAACCAATCACTACACCCGAGGTTGTAGAAGGGATTATGACTCCGATATTTCCATACGGAACTGCCTGTGCGGTTTGGATTAAAGATTCGGCAATCGTTAATTGATCTTGGTTTGTGTAGGAGAGAGTCGAGGTGATTCTTCTGCGCTCAAAGTATGACTCGAACTCACGCGCCGTAATCTTTAAGTTTTGAGAAGCCGAATCGTATTCTCTAGCCCAGATAATTCCGCCCCATACAAGAACACCAGAACGATCTACATATACGGCGCAACGCCCCGGAATCGTAGAGTTGAGAACATTTAGTCCTGCGCTATTTACACCAGAAAGTAAGAGATCTCCCGTGAAAGTTCCAGCCGCATTTAATTGCTGAGTGAAATTAACATTTGTTAAAGACAGTTCAGCAATAATCGAGTTGGTTAATACATCAGCGAGCAGGTAACGATATTGGGTAGCCATACCCGTAGGTTACTTGCTAGGTGTTGTATCTGTCGAGGTAGTTGGCGCTTCCGCCGCAGGAGTTGATTCAGACTCAACAGTTTTGGGGTTTAATACATCAGGATTGACTACGACAGGTTCGCCGACTTGGACATAATTTCCACCACAGATGCATTGAGTGAACCATTGCGGATGATCTAATTCTCTTGTTTCAGAGTAATCACTACCGCATTTATCGCATTTATATTCGTATTTCATAATAATTCCCTCTCTTAGTAATAAAGCAAGATGCAACCAGTACCGCCAGCACCGTTGGTTGGGGAACCTGTTGAGTTTTGGTTATAGTTACCACCGCCACCGCCACCGCCAGCACCGCCAGTACCGCCAATAGTAGATGAGCCGCCAGAAGTTCCCGCAGTTCCTGCGGCTAAGAAACCACCACCGCCACCGCCACTTCCTGCATAAATTGAACCGCTAGTTCCAGTATAAGTTCCACCGGCACCGCCAGCATATAAACCAGAACCACCAGCACCGCCTGTGATGGTTCGGTTATTGCTACTGGTAATGACAGCACAACCGCCACCACCACCGACT